ACAACAACTGTTACTGATGCAAATAAAAATTTCCCAACAAACTATCTGGCAGGAAAAAGAATTCGTTATATTGCTGGAACCGCTTCTTCTTCTGCTGGTACAGCAACCGTAGAAGTTTCAGTAACGTCAAATACTGCAACAGTAATTACAATACCTGCATTAACTTCCAATGCCACAGATACATTCTATGCAATTTATGAAATTCCAGCAAGAAGCACAGGTATTGATATAAAATGGCTGTATGGTGTTTCCGATGTAGAAAAGAAAGGAAGATGGTTGATTTCTCCCCGTGGCGGTGGTTCAAATATTTTTGATATATTTGACATCCCGACATCAACTTGGGAACTCACGCCATTCATTACACCAATTACAACTACTTTGACTACGGGTTCCATGTATGCATATGACGGAGTTAATTCTTATTACTTTACCAAAGACGCTACAAACCGTATTTATCAACTAGACCTTTCTAAGTTCCAAGTAGAAACAGCAACATCTATTCCATATGCTCATAGCACAGCAACCCTCAGCAATAAATTTGAAATTGTAAAAACTGTTGATGGTTTAACATATCTGTACGTCATGCGTCATACTGGTCAGGAAATGTGGAGAACCTTAAAGTTCTGGTAAGTATGCATTATAACATAAATATTAAGACATGGCACTAGATTTTCCTACATCACCAGCACTTAATGAAATTTACACATTTGGTGGTCGTTCATGGCAATGGAATGGCACTGCATGGGATGTTTATAGTCCTGCAGGTGGATTAACGCAATATGTTTCAAAATTAAATGGTCTTTGTGGGTCCATTAATATTGCTGCAGGATCTTCTATATCTGTAACCCCAACAGGTAATACTCTAACAATTGCCTATACTGGTGGAGGTGGTGGAGGTGGTGGTGCCACTGGTGCCACTGGTGCCACTGGTGCTACTGGTGCCACTGGTGCCACTGGTGCTACTGGTGCCACTGGTGCCACTGGTGCTACTGGTGCCACAGGCGCAAATGGTGCCACTGGAGCAGGTGGAGCTTTAGGATACTGGGGTAGTTTCTGGTCAACTCAAGACCAAGCAGCAGCAGGTACAACACTTGCTTATGCAATTACTTACAATAATACAGATCCAAATTCTAATGGTGTAAGTATTGTTTCCAATTCAAGAATTACATTCAGTAATTCCGGTGTATATAATATTGAGTTTTCAGCACAGGCGGACAGAGTTTCTGGATCCGGTACAGACACTATTGATATATGGTTCCGCAAGAATGGATCAGATATTCCAGATAGCAACACTATCGTAACTGTTTCCGGCGGCGCAGCCGCAGCCAAAACAGTTGCTGCGTGGAACTATATGTTGAATCTTAATGCGAATGATTATGTTGAATTGATGTGGAGAACATCTGATACTCGTTTAGAATTTATCGCAGATCCAGCAGGAACAAACCCAACTAGACCGGCAATTCCTTCTGTAATTCTTTCAGCAAATCAGGTTATGTATACTCAGCTTGGTCCCACGGGTCCCGCAGGTCCAACTGGTCCACAAGGAAACACTGGTGCTACAGGTGCTACTGGTCCAACTGGTCCACAAGGAAACACTGGTGCTACAGGTGCTACTGGTCCAACTGGTCCTCAGGGAAACACTGGAGCCACTGGAGCAACAGGACCTGTAGGCGATTATGTAATTTCAATTCGTGGCCTCACTGGACCAGTAGGCTTAACTAATGGCTCTGGAATAGGTCTATCAGTTTCTGGAAACACTCTGACTGTTTCGAATACTGGGGTACTGAGTATTGACGGTAGCACTGGGGCTATTACAAATGTTGCTCGTACAAATGTAGATAATAATTTTAGTGCATCACAAACTACAGTAAGTACAATAACTGCAAATTCTACGTCTTTACAGCCTACTTCAATACTTCATTATTATGATTCTAGTACATTTTCACAGTTGTGGCAATCTGCTGATGCAAATTCAACAATAACATTTCCGAATTATACCACAACTCTTGCAGGACTTGCAGGAACTCAAACCTTCACAGGTACAAATACTTTTAGTACTTTAACAAACTTTACTTCAGGAATCAGTGCAGCAGGAGGAACCTTCAGCGCACTCACAAGATTCAATTCAGGTATTAGTTCAGCAGGAGGAACTTTCACCGCACTCACAAGATTTACTGCGGGAATTAGTGCTTCTGGAGCAACCTTTAGCGGCAACATCTCTGCACCAAATATTGTTAACAGTTTCAACGGAATCACAGGTGCAGTCACAGGTGTAGCATCTATTCGTGGTCTTACTGGTACTGTTGGAATCACCAATGGCAATGGAATTGGTCTGAGTGTATCTGGTCAGACTATGACCTTCAGTAATACTGGAGTGTTGAGTATTAATGGTGGTACTGGTGCCGTTGCGAATGTTGCAAGAACAAATGTAGATAATAATTTTAGTTCTGCTCAAACCATAGATGCACCAGGTGCATTTCTTGAAATAATTGGTAGTAATACCGCCTTTATTCTTACTCCTGGTACGGGTATTGTAGTTAGTGATTCAATTAATTCTCCTCAAACATTACAGTTTAATCAGACATTTACTAATACTACAGTTACTCTTCCTAATTATACTACAACTTTAGCAGGTCTTTCTGGTAATCAAACCTTCACCGCACTCAATACCTTTAATGCAGGTATTAGTGCTGCTGGTGGTGTTACTCTTTCAGGAACTTTGCAGGGAACAACTGCAAACTTCACAGGTCTTGTATCCTCTACTGTTGGGTTCTCTGGTGCAGCAACCAATCTAGTTGGAAACGCAAACGGTTTGACTGCCGGAAGTGCTTCTAGAGTTCAAATTGCAGAAGCGGCATCAGCATCTTACTATTTTGCACTTGCCAGTGGTCCTGGAAACACAGGAATATTCGTAGACACATCCGTCCCAAGATGGGTATACAATGCATCAACAGGTGCATTGTTTTCAACCACGGGATATGTAGAGGCTGCAACTTTATACGCAACTACTGCAATCTATGCAAATACTTTGGGAGGGTATGACGGTGAATTACCACTATACATTGTCTCTCCGTACTATGATGGAACAAATCAGGCAATTTATATTGGTGATACTAATGGTTCGCAAAACGGAACATTAATTACAATAGACGATGCCGCAAGTAAGATTGAATTCTTCGCTACCGATATTAACGCTTTAGGAGCCCTGAATGTAAAAAATAGTGGATATCTGGTATTTTATGATGCAGATGCATCAAACTATGTTGCATTCAGAGGAGCAACGGCTCTTGGTGCTAATACTCTTTGGACTTTGCCTTCGGCTGATGGATCTTCAAACCAAGTCCTGACTACAAACGGTTCAGGAATTTTGAGTTGGACTACTCCAAGCGGTAGTGGAATAACACAATATGTTTCTACTTTAAATGGTTTAACAGGTGCTGTTCAATACATCACGGACTTCAAAAGAGGGTGGTTCTTATCATGAGAAGATGGCGACTCAATTCAGGATACTGTGGCAACACAGATCAACGCCGCACCAAAGCAGGAACCATTCCTGCTCTGAAGCACTACATTGAGAGGGATTTGGGGCAGTTTAATAGCAATCCTTGGACACCATCACAAATTACGACAGACCTTTGGTTTGATGCAGCCGATGCATCTACTATAACTCTTAATGGTAGCACCGTATCTCAATGGAACGACAAGAGTGGAAATGCTAGAAATATATCACAGGTTACAACAGCAAACCAACCCACATACAGTAGTGTAAATTCAGAAATTGTATTTGATGGAACTAATGATATTCTTAGCAACGCTTCTGTGGGAGCAGCCGATTTGGTTTCAGTAACTATAATTACTGTAATGAAAATGAATAGTGGTGGTGGAACCGAAGATGTTGTTATGGGAATCGGTGAAACAGGAGCGACAGGGAGAATCAGAACATTTTATAGAGGTGCTAATCAAACAACGGTAGGGTTTGCAGGTTGGGGAGCAGATGTTGGGACTTCAACACACAGTTGGGATATTGGTGGTGGTTATCACATTTTCTCTGCATGGAACACCGCACTTGGCGCATCAAGCAATGTTCGTTTATCCCGTGATGGTGTCACCCCAACAGTACATTCTACAAGCGGCAGTTTAGTCGCATCGATTAACGGTTTCAGCGTTGGTTCTCTTCGGGGAGCATTGGTTGGAAATTATTACTCTGCAATTAGTGTGAAAGAAATAATTGTTTTGTATTCCGCAGTCACAGACACCAACAGACAACTCATTGAAGGCTATCTTGCATGGAAATGGGGACTATCCGCAAATCTTCCATCAGATCACCCGTACAAAAACGCAGCACCATAAGCATAAATACCATAGAAGAAACATCGTATGCCAGACATCTACACAAACTACGCCACATCCATCACAGGCTCAACAGCAGCCACTACGATCTATGCGGGAATCACAGGAACCGCAATCGTGAACGGCATTCACATTGCCAACAGCAATACAACTGTAGCAAACTCCGTGTCCGTGCAACTCTTCAAGGGCGCAACGGGATATTTTATTGTCCGTGGTGCTGCTGTTCCCATTCAGTCCACCTATCAGGCATTGGACACTCCCATTCCTCTCACAACCGGAGACAGTTTGAGGGCTACACAGGGCACAACCGCAGGATTGGACATCATCGTATCGGTATTGGAGTCAACCTAATGGCACTACAACAAATTATTCAACATCCTACAGGAACCTATTCGCAATATTGGAAGATTCGTACTCTGAATCTGAATCATACCGCCAAGACAGGTACAGTTATTTTGGATGGATATGTTTCTGAACAAGCAAGAATAGACAATAAGATTCCTCTTGATGAAAGAACCATCAATGTGTTTGATTTTGATGTGTGGTTTGCACCAGATGTCATTGATGCTGAGGGAATGAATCAGGTAAAATCTGCATATACCTTTACAAAATCCATTCCGAATGGTGAGTTTGTTGGATCGACAGACGTTTAAAATCTATATTTTTAATTGACATATGAATATTATATGATATAATACTTATATGCTTTTAGAATATTTTAAAGATAATCCTTACATCCCAGATCCAAATTTTCAAACCAAGATGGCAGCATGCTTTGACCTTGCCGCATACATTCCAAAGAATGAAAAGGTCAAAGTTTACTCTGGCAAGGAATGCATGGATGTCTCCCCAATATATGACTCTGAGAAGGAAGACTCCTATGTCTGCCTGATGCCCGGAGAAAGGGCTCTAATTCGCACAGGCTTGACTTTTAAGCTGCCCGATGGATATTCCCTCCGTCTACACCCCCGGTCAGGGATGGCCCTTAAATACGGTCTTACGCTGACAAATTGCGAAGGCGTGGTTGACGAGGATTACACCTATGAGACAAAACTTATTATGATGAATACCAATAGCAAGGATTCCATCAAAATTTATAATAAGGACCGTGTAGCACAGGCAGAACTAGTTGCTTATGAGCAGCCTTTACTTGCTGAAATTCAATTTCGTCCGACTCTAAAGTCAGACAGAATCGGTGGGTTCGGTAGTACTGGTGTCAGATGATTTCTTTGGAAATTTAATTGATTTAAATTCTTTCCAAGCAAACCATATCACAACAGCCAAGATAACCACATACCAAAAACTCCATTCGGAGGCTTGGTTGGGAGATCCAAAGAATGGTTCTTTGAGAACGCTGTGAATTTGGTTTCCCTGTTTGTCTAACGGAGAAATAATCTGAGGAGATGTGCACGATACTAGAAATAGAACCATTGGAATCAAATATTTCATGATTTATTTCCTCCTGCGGCTGTGCCAAAGTAGAATCCAACCACAGCCAAAAGAACTTGGCGATTTTCTTCAGCAAACAAGTATCCAGGAATTTCTACAAAGTATTTGCGTGTTGTTTCTGGAACCAATCCAAAGAAACTTTCAGGTTGTTTTTGAGTAAACTCGGCAAAGGTTGAAATTCCAAAAAATGGTAAGACAAATGGAGCCGCAACTACGGCAAATAGACAGGCCAATACAATCAGTTGTCTTACTCCCTTTCCAAGATCAATTGGAACTCTTTGAGCAGCCTTGTCTTGATTGTCTGTGGTTTGTTTATTGGCCTCAATTGCGATCTTAAACATGTCTTTTTGATCTTGGGCTCTTTGTGCCCAATAACGAAACAAAAATCCCGTCACTCCTCCACCTAGCAAAGATATTAATTCTGTTGGCATATTACCTCAATTCTTTTGATGTGAAAGTTGTAGTTCAATCGAATTACGAATAGATTCAAAAATATCCATAAAATTCTTTTCTTGAATTAGTATTGGTTCAAAATCTTTGTGCCACTGCATCAATACAAATCCAACATTTGTTCCCTTGCTTTTTAAAGGTAAGCAAGAAAAATGAGAAATGTTTTCATCATCAAAGAAATGTCTTGCATGACTATCTGTTGGCAAAGACTCAATAGAATGAATAACTGCACTATTTTGTGTAACTTTATTCAATAAAGGAACAAATAAAGAACATTGAGTTCCTTTGAGTTTTCCTACTTGTGAAACATATCCTTTATGGGAAGATTCGTGAGTTATTGAAAACTTTAACATAGAGATGCCATCCATGAAATATTCTCCATTATGCAGTTGCAAAACGGTGGATCTCATGCTACGGCCTTCAAGACGAAGTTCTGTAAGTAGTTCGTGGATTTCTGTATGGATTGTATTAAAACTGTAATTTGTTTTATCTTTATTCCAAAATTTTTTAATTCCGTATCCGAGTCCAGCCAATCCGGCTACCCCATACGCTGAAAGTTCAAATATTTTAGAAAAATCCATTGATAAACTCCATGTCTTAATATTTATATTTGACAGGGTGTTAATATGTGATAGAATGACATTCTATGATGACAAGAGAACAATTATTTAAATTACACGAAGAAATTTGCAAGGAAGCCATTGAACTCATGCGTAAAAAGAACAATGACTACGCATCTGGCGTGGATCCTTTCATGAATTTTCGAAGAGCGGAATATTTAGGATTTGCTACGGCAGAATTGGGTGTTCTTATTCGTATGACCGATAAGATGTCTCGTATTTCTACGTATTTAAATAAGGGTGAGCTTTCCCTGCAAAATGAAAGCGTCTATGATGCAATTGTTGACTTGATCAATTATAGCGTTATCCTTGCCGGACTGCTTAAGGATAAAGAAACTAAGAAAGACTAATGAAATTTTACACTGCTTGCGTTTTAAAAGGGAACAAAGTTCTTGTTCGTGGTTATGACAATGGTGTTCGATTTACGGACACCATTGCTTATAAGCCTTCTTTGTATCTTAAATCTGATAGTCCTTCCAAATATAAAACTATAAACAATGTAAATGTCAAACGCATGAAGTTTGATACATTGTATGACTGTCGTCAATTTTTGGATCAATACAGAGATATTGATAATTGTCCTATCTATGGGAACACTGATTTCGTTACTCAATATCTCATGGAGATTTATCCGACTGAGGTGGAATACGATCTTTCTAAGATCAAAGTAGCCTACCTAGACTTGGAGTGTGAGACCGAGGGGGGATTCCCAGACCTAGACAACCCCAATGAACGAATCAATCTTGTGACGATTCGAATCTGTGGTGTCAACTATGTTCTTACTATGAAGCCACTCACCTTGCCAGACTGCAAGGTTGTTATGGTTACATCAGAGAAGGAACTAATCAAGAAGATCTTCGATATTCTTGCCAAAGAAGATATAGATATTCTTACCGGATGGAATATAAAACTCTTTGATATGCCCTATATAATAGGTAGGGCAAAGCTTTTCTTTGAGGAAAAAGAGATTCAGAGTTGGATGCCGTTTGGTTTGATGAAGATGCGTGAGACTAATATCGGTGGTAAGGACTATAAACTCTTTGAGTTTCCCGGCTACACGATCCTAGACTACATGGATCTTTACAAGAAGTTCAGACTTGTTCCCCGAGAAAGTTACGCTCTTAACTTTATTGCAAAGGCGGAACTAAATGCTCAAAAACTGGATTACAGCGAGTATGGATCTTTGCGGGAGTTCTATACGAAAGATTTTCAAAAGTTTGCGGAGTATAACGTCCAAGATGTCGTGCTGGTTGAACAGCTTGACAATAAGCTCCGATTGATTGATTTGGCGATCTCCATTGCCTATGAGGCAAAGATCACATTTGATACGGTCTTTTTTGCCACTCGGATCTGGGAGACCATTTGCTGTGACTATCTTGCAAAGCAATACATTGTTCCACCTCTAAAAACCAAGTATGCCAAGGATGAGCAGTTTGTTGGTGCATATGTCAAGGAAGTTACACCGGGACTCTACAAGAATATTGTAAGTTTTGACGCAACCAGCCTGTATCCATCCATTATCATGTCATGGAACATTTCTCCTGAAACTTGCATTCACAAAGATTCATCACTCAATGCTGATGATTTCCTTCGCAGCAAGCGTAAAGAGATTCCAGGTATTATTGAAGATGCTGAAAGCCAGGATGCATGTGTTGCTTGCAATGGTTCTTTCTTCACCCGTAAAGTCAAGGGCTTTATTCCAATCCTGATTGAGACCACTTTCAATCAGCGTAAGGAAGCCAAGAACAAGATGATGGAACTGAAAAAGGAATATGAGGAAACCAAGAACGCCGATCTTCTTCCACGTATCTCTGCTCTAGATATTCGTCAAACCGTAAAAAAGATTTTGGCTAACAGCCTTTATGGTTGCCTCGGCAATCCTGCATTTACATATTCATCTCCTGAACTGGCTACGGCAGTTACCGTTACTGGTCAGGTTATTATTCGTACTGCTGAGAATTCCATGAATGACTACATCAACAAGGTCATGAAGAATTCTGAGCCAAAGGATTATGTTATTGCTGTTGACACGGATTCCGTATATCTTAATCTAGATGATGTGATTACCAAAGTTTCTAGCAAAACTCCTATTGCCGACATTACTTCCTTTGTGAATGATATTTGTGAAAACAATATTCAGAAGGAATTGAATAAGGTCATGAAAGATTTGACGTGGATGCTTGGTTGCGATAATAACAAGATCTCATTCAAACGTGAAGCAATTGCTTCTGTAGGATTATTTGTTGCTAAGAAAAAATATGCACTTCTTGTTCAAGACAATGAAGGAATTAGATATAGCGAACCGCAGTTAAAAATCTTGGGCATGGAATCTGTAAAGAGCAGTACTCCTGGGATTGTTCGTGATAAATTAAAAGAATCTATATTGATCATCCTGACCAAGACCCCCGAGGAGTTGAGCAAGTTTGTGAATGTATTCTCTGATGAATTTATGAAAATGCCTATAGAAGATATTGCTGCTCCTCGGGGTGTCAAGGGTATTAGTAAATATACTGATTCGTCTAACATCTATAAATTAGGTACTCCAATTGCTACCAAAGCTGCATTGTTACACAACGCATATACCAAGAAATTAAAATTAGATAAAGAACTTCCACCTATCAAAGAAAACGATAAGATAAAGTTTGTTTTTGTTCGTGTTCCCAATCCCTATGGTATGCATGGCAAAGATTCTGTTATGGGATTTATCGGCAAGCCTCCTTCCGAATTCAATCTTGAAAAATATATTGATCGTAAGAAACAGTTTGATAAAACATTTGGTGAGCCTCTAGATAATATTTTGCAGGCCATCAAGTGGTCGATAAATGAGCAAGTTACACTTGAATCCTTCTTTGAGTGAGGTATAATACAAATATGGGTCAGATTAATTTTAAAACAAATTCTAAATTAAAAATGTTGGAAGATATTGACATCGATAAGATTATTGATGATGCTAAAAGACCTATGAAGCAGTATTCTAAGGATACTTATCAGAGGAAGTATCCAAATCATACTCATGTAGATTTTGAAGTCTTCAAACTAAAAGATGCATTAATCAAACAGTTGCAAGAAGAAGTTAAAAATTTGAAAGAAGAAATCGAAGATCTCAAGACTGATCTAAAGTCTATGATTGAAATGGAAAGTTAAGAAATGATAAAGAAATTTAAATCTAGATACGGTGATGAGCGAATTCTCACACTTCTTGAAAACGGATCTTATAAGGTCGAAGGTAGTACTCGGTATACTCGCCACGGTGATGGGCTATTTGATTTTGAAGGTGGCCCATGCTATATGGTTGGGGATAGACTACTTGACGTTGATGATGACTTAATCATTGAATCACTAACAATTGATCAGAGCATAGACAAAGAAGACTACGCTGCTGTTATTATTAATACAAGAAAGGCCAAGCGTGGCAAGTCCAAATTCTAAAAAGAATAAGATGCCTAAGTTACTCAGATATCGTCGTCTATATGATGTTCTCACGGAATCCGAAGCGGATTTCAAGAGTCGCATCACTGGAATGCCTGTATATCTTTTATTGAGTGAACATAGGTTGATTTGTGAGCAATATGGTGTAGAATCATTTAAGGTCAATGATCAATTGACTGACAGAGTATCTAAAATTTATGATAGACTGTCTCTTGTTCAAAAAGAAATCATGCAGACCTTTCATAACATGAATGATCAGTTGATGATATCCGATTACTATGCTGATCAAGCATACGTACAGAAAGAAAAGGAAAAGAATGTCAAAGTATCTACAAAATCTACTAAGTAAAATTAATAACCCCGATGCATCAATTGTTGCTGATGGCATCGACGGTGCAGACGTAACTGGGTTCATCGACACGGGCTCTTATGTATTGAATGCCTTGCTGTCTGGCTCTATATATGGTGGGCTTCCAAATAACAAGATTTCTTGTCTTGCTGGAGATCCCGCAACCGGAAAGACTTTTTATGCAATTGGAATGGCTACGCAGTTCCTTAAAGACCACAAAGACGGGCTTGTCATGTACTTTGACACGGAGCAAGCAGTCACTTCGGACATGTTTGAATCCAGAGGGATTGACACCAAGAGAATTGCGGTTGTTCCTGTTGCAACAATCGAAGAGTTCAGGACTCAGGCTCTCCAGATCGTCAATGAAATTAATGAGACACCTGAAGAGGAACGCAAGCCAATCTTTATGGTTCTTGATTCTCTGGGAATGTTATCGACAAAGAAGGAAATGAGCGACACTGCTGAAGGCAAGGATGTTCGTGACATGACCAAGGCTCAGGTCACGAAAGGTGCTTTCCGTGTTCTGACAATCAAGCTTGGTAAGGCCAAGATTCCTCTTCTTCTTACTAATCATACTTACCAAGTAATTGGTTCTTATGTTCCTACCAAGGATCTAAGTGGTGGTGTTGGTCTGAAGTATGCAGCCAGTAACATCATCATGCTTTCCAAGAGCAAGGACAAGACAGACGAAGGCGTAGTTGGAAACTTTATCAAGTGCACCAATTACAAGAATCGATTTGTCAAGGAGAACATGCACGTAGAGACTCGCTTGAACTATACTTCAGGTCTTAGCCGTTATTATGGCTTGACTGAGTTTGCAATTAAGTATGGTATCTTCAAGAAGGTATCGACACGTGTAGAACTTCCAGATGGCAGCAAGGTGTTTGAGAAGAATATCGATGATGAACCAGAAAAGTATTTCACGAAAGATATCCTAGATAAGTTGGACGCACAGATTCAAAAGGAATTTAAGTATGGCAAAGGCTCCGAAGTATAAATTTTTACCAGAAGCAACTACAGATGTTTCGCAGACCTGCCCAATTTTAATCATTGAAGGAAAATTTGAAGGAATTGTTTATCGTTATGGTAAAATTTCATTCAATGAATTGGATACAGGTGATCTGAACGTAATGATGGATATTGAAATGATTACAGCACCCGAAAATTTTAATCAGCAAGATAAAGATTTTACAGATGTTGCTGGTGAAATATTTGTTAATATTGTAGAGAATCAAGTAGAAGCCGAACCCATAGATCTTGAAGCAGATGTTCATGAAGATCCTCTGGACAAACCCTAAATCAGTGATAGACTAAAAATATGGAAACAGTTATTTTAAAGAACTTGGTCCTCAATGAGGACTATGCTCGCAAGGTTGTCCCCTTCCTTCAAGATGAATACTTTCACGACAAGGCCGAGAAAACGGTCTTCAATATCGTAAGTAAGTTCATTCTGAAGTACAACAACATTCCAACCAAGGATGCTATTCTTATCTCTTTAGGAGATGAGAAGGGCCTTGGAGAAATGGAATTCAAAAAGTGTTCGTCTATTGCAGATGAAATGTACAAGGAAGGTGAAAAGTCAGACACTAACTGGCTTGTGGAGAACACAGAAAAGTTTTGCAAAGAAAAGGCCATCTACAATGGTATCATGGCCTCTATTGGTATCATTGAAGGTAAAGATAAGGAGCAAACCCAAAATGCAATTCCTGAGATTATGTCTAAAGCCCTTTCAGTATCCTTTGATACAAGAGTTGGGCATGACTTCCTTGAAGATGTGGATGAGCGTTATGAATATTATCACCGCGTCGAAGAAAGGACTCCGTTCGATCTGGAAATGTTTAATGTCATTACCAGAGGTGGTGTACGTAAGAAGACGCTGAACGTTGTAATGGCAGCATCTGGTGTTGGTAAGAGTGCATTTTTGTGTCATCACGCTGCCGCGTGTTTGTCGCAAAACTTGAATGTGCTTTACATCACTCTTGAAATGGCTGAAGAGGAAATTGCAAAAAGAATTGACGCCAATCTGTTGGATACGGATATGCATATTCTGGAGCAAATGCCGTTGTCAAAATATGAAAGCAAGATTGAAAACCTCAAGAAAACTTGCCGTGGTCGTTTGATTATTAAAGAATATCCAACTGCTGCTGCAAATGTAACTCACTTTAAAAATCTAATAGAAGAACTTAAAATTAAAAAGAAGTTCACCCCTGATGTAATTTTTGTTGACTATCTCAATATTTGTTCTTGCGCTCGTTTCAAGCTTGGCAATGGTATGAATAGTTACACTTATGTTAAAGGAATTGCAGAAGAGTTGCGTGGTATGGCAAAGCAATTTAATATTCCTCTTTGGACTGCAACCCAAGTTAACCGTGAAGGTGCAAAGAGCAGCGACATGGAGATGACAGATACATCAGAAAGTTTTGGATTGCCACAAACAGCGGATTTCTTTGTTGCTCTAATTGAAAATGAAGAACTTGCTGCGGCTGGTCAATTGATGATCAAGCAACTAAAGAATCGTGGTAACGATACAACTAAGAATAAAAAGTTTTTGGTTGGTGTCAATAAATCTAAGATGAAGTTTTATGATGTTGATAATTCCAATAGCAATCTAATCAATGCAAATAATACAGATGAAGAGGTTCTTGGTTCTGGATTTGATGGAAAAGCTTTTGACCCTCAGTTTGGCAAGAAAAAGAATAAAGCAGTAAATTGGACCTTCGAAGGCGCTAAATAATGCTGTATATTGACAAGAAATATGTGAATCTTGTTTCGGGATCACTTGATAAGTTTAAGTGGAAAAAAGATTCAATGGCCACATGCAGATGTTTTAAGTGTGGCGACTCAAAAAAGAATAAAGCCAAGACAAGGGGCTATTTTTTTGAGCACAAAGGAAGTTATGTTTACAAATGTCACAATTGCGGTTTTTCTTGTAATTTATATTCTGTTCTTGAAAGTGTCAGCCCATCTCTCTGCAAAGAGTATGCATTTGAAAACTTCAAGGAAAAAAATCCCGAACCAATTGAGAGAAAAAAGACAGTTGTCCGTCAACCTATGTTCACGAATATCGGAACACGGCTTGACTTGCTCGACCCAACTCATAAGGCAGTAAAATATGTTAAATCTAGAGAAATTCCTGAAGAAAAGTATTGCAATTTTTATTACTGCTCTGATTTCAGTCGGGTCATGGCGGATTTTGACCGTGAAGGGACCAAGGAAGACAGACTCGTCATACCGTTCTATGACGAGGATGGGACACTACTTGGCGTACAGGGGAGATCCTTTGAAGAAAAGAGGGATTCAATACGCTACATTACCCTCAAGAAAGACGGCGAAGAACGGCTTTGGTACAACCTAGATAAAGTAGACCCTCGGGAAACTGTATATGTTACTGAGGGTCCGATTGACTCCATGTTCATTCCAAATGGAGTGGCAATGCAAGGTGCTGGCTGGCTTGATACAATGCCTGCAAAGATTGCAAAGTCAAAGATTGTGTTTGTGTTTGACAATGAACCTAGAAATCTAGAAATTGTCAACCTGATTGGTAGATATATTGACGCCGGACGAAATGTAGTAATCTGGCCTGATGAAATAGAAAAAAAAGATGTCAATGACATGGTAAAGGTTTATGGAACCAATTTGACCATGAAGTTGATTATCAATAATGTTTATTCTGGACTTAAAGCCAAAATGAAGTATACTTACTGGAAGAAGGTTTAAAATGGATGACAACGAAGACATGACAGAAGAAGATATCTTAAAGGCTAGTGAAGCCTATCTTACTTTTGTGCAGCGATTCGGTGAATATGTAAAAGAAATGGACCCAGGTTTGTGGTCAAGAGCACGAGAATACGCTGCGGACTTTACAAAAATTGATGGTGTGAGAGTTGAACTTGTAGATGAGGATGAAGATGACCGAGATTCAGAACATAAAAATGGAGCAGACTAAGTACTTTGTCCTAGATCACGGACACGTTGATCTAGTGGACTACATGGGCTCTGATCTGAGTGTTGTTAATGCTGCAAGAGTTTCTTTCAATAAAGAAAGTTCTTGGCAGAGCGATCCTAATTGGACAGGCTTCAATAAAAAAGAACTGTCTGAGAGAGACGCAAAGCTTATTCGTTATCTTGCAAAGCACAATCACTTCACTCCATTCTGTCATGCACAGATTAGTTTGCGCATCAAGTGCCCAATCTTTGTTCGTGCACAACTTGGCAAGCATCAGATTGGTCTTGTGATGAACGAGGTCAGCCGTAGGTATGTTACCTATGAGCCCGAGATTTATACTCCACTGTGGAGAAGTTCTCCTACTGATGGAGCAAAGCAAGGCAGCAGTGGTCCAATTGAAGATATGGATACATGCATCAAACTTCGTCAGGAGTATGATGGCGTTGCAAAGGAATGTTTGGATCTTTACAATAAACTTTTGGCTGATGGTGTTGCCCCTGAACAGGCGCGTTCAATTTTGCCACAAGGAACTTATACGGAATTTGTGTGGACTGGTTCTCTCTATGCATTTGCCCGCGTTTATAACTTGAGAATCGATGCACATGCCCAATGGGAAATTCAGGAATATGCAAAAGCAATTGACAAATTAATTGCTCCTCTTTTCCCGGTTTCGTGGCAAACTCTAACAACTAAATAAGACACCCACTTAGGAATTTAATTATGGCCGAAATTTTATCACCATTTCAATCGTTTATTTTCATCTCTCGCTACTCTCGCTGGCTCAACGACCAAAATCGTCGTGAGACTTGGGATGAATGTGTAGACCGTTGGTGGAAATACTTTACGGGTAAAGTTCCGCAACTTGCTGAACGCCCGGATGTCAAGGACGCAATTCTCAATCTAGAAGTTCTTCCTTCTATGCGTAGTCTTATGACTGCTGGTCCTGCATTGGACCATGATAACACTTGCTTATATAACTGCTCATACTTGCCAATCGACAGTCTTGATTCGTTTGCAGAACTTTTTGTCGTTCTCATGAATGGCACTGGTGTTGGATATTCAGTTGAACACCAATACACCGACAAGCTTCCACAAGTTGCTAACAAGATTGAAAAGTCTTTCAATATAACTTATGTTGTTGAGGACTCCAAGGAAGGTTGGGGTAACGCAATCAAATTCATCATGGATCACCTCTATGCGGGTCGTCACGTTAAATGGGATCTAAGCAAGATTCGTCCTGCTGGAGCAAGACTTAAGACTTTTGGTGGTCGTGCTAGTGGGCCTGCTCCTCTAGACAATCTATTCAAGTTTGTCGTAAAGATTTTCTACAACGCACAAGGACGCAGACTGACTGCTCTTGAATGTCACGATGTTTGCTGTGCTATTGCCAATGCAGTTATTGTTGGTGGCGTTCGTCGTTCTGCCATGATCTCTTTGAGCGATCTTGCTGATCGTGAGATGGCACTATGTAAAAGCGGTGCATGGTGGGAACAGGCTGGCTTCCGTTCATACGCCAACAACTCTGCTGTGTATCGTGGTCGTCCTCCAATGGGTCAGTTCCTTGAAGAGTGGACCTCACTATACAACAGCCACAGCGGTGAGCGTGGAATGATCAACCGTAAGGCACTACAGGAACAGGCTGCAAAGTCTGGCCGTGATCCAGACTGCGAGTATGGTACCAATCCGTGTTCAGAGATCATTCTCAAGCCATTTGAATTCTGCAATCTTTCTACAGTCGTAGTTCGTCAAGACGATACTGCTGCAACACTAAAGAAGAAGATTGAGATCGCTACAATAATTGGTACAGTTCAATCTACCTTTACCAATTTCCCTTATCTTCGTCCAGAGTGGAAGAAGAACTGTGAAGAGGAAAGACTACTTGGCGTATCCATGACAGGTATTTTTGACAACAAGCTTACCAGTGGTTTGGAAGGCAAGCCAAAGCTTATTCGTCTTCTTGAGACTCTTCGTGATCATGCGACTGCGACCAATCTCAAGTGGGCAGAAAAGTTGGGAATCAATCCTAGCAAGTCAGTTACTTGCGTGAAGCCTGAAGGCACTACATCGTGTTTGGTAGATTCTGCATCAGGTCTGCATCCTCGTTATGCGGATTATTATTACCGCAGAATTCGTCTGGACAAGAAAGATCCTCTGTACAATTTGATGAAGGATCAAGGAGTCCCGTGTGAGGATGATGTCATCAACCCAACTTCTACTGCCGTCTTCACGTTTGCTATGAAGGCTCCGAAGGGAACCATGACCACTGAGGAACTTCGCGCACTGGATCATCTTGATCTGTGGAAAACTTATCAAGAGCACTTCTGCCATCATAAGCCATCAATTACCGTCAACTACAAGGATTCTGAATTCCTTGAAGTCGGCAACTGGCTATGGGAAAACTTTGATGTTGCAACAGGCATCTCATTCCTTCCCGGTGGTGATAGTCACACCTATGCTCAGGCACCTTTTGAACAGATTGATTCTGCAACCTATGCGGCACATCCCAAGGTTAAAGTTAACTTTAAGGACTTGTCTAAATACGAGGCAGAAGACAATACTGAATCCGCAAAGGAATATGCATGTAGTGCAGGCGGATGTCAGATAGTCTGATTCACTTTCCTCTGTAGCTCAGCTGGTAGAGCAGAGAGCTGTTAACTCTCGGGTCACTGGTTCAAATCCAGTCGGAGGAGCATAAAATAACCCCTAGGAGCAATCCTGGGGGTTTATAAATATTGGTATGCTCAGATTTAAACAATATTTAATTCTAGAAAACGATGCTAAAACAGGTTCCTTTAACATAGGCCAATGGTCTAAAAATTATAAAGATGAGGTTGATAAAATTTATAAAGAATTATATCAAAAACATAAAAATGACATCGATCCACATATTTTAAGTACCTCTTTTGGGGGAAACATGGAAGAATATATACGAACTAAATTTATGAATCCAGAAGAAAGGGAAATGGCTACACGGGCATCAAGTTATTACTATAGTCCATTGGATATAGATGACCCGAAATATAATGATAGTCTTGTTAAACTAAGAAAGGATCCGGCTCCTCCAGATACTTTTAACAGACAATTATATACATCCCGAGAACCTGTTGATGTAATATTCGGTAAAACTCCAAATGAAAAACCTGTAATAGATTATACAAAACCTGTATTGGATCAAGATTTGTCTACGACATATCCTGCGCCCGGTGAAATAAATCCAAGTACATCATCAATACAACAAAAAAATCTAAAAGGTGATCCAAATATAATAACAAACCCACCACAATCGGATGCATCTAGATGGCAGGCACGTCTAAGTATAGGCAAAGGCGTTGGAAAAGCTGTTCTAAAAGCTCTACCAGTCATCGGAACCGCAGCTTCTGTAGCAGCCATGACACAAAGAGCCCAAGCAGGAGATTATGTGGGAGCTGGATTGGAGGCAGCATCTGAACTAGCAGATTATATTCCGGGTGTTGGTACAGCTGCTTCTATGGGAATTCAAACATATCTTGCTGATAGAGATACACCAGAAGAAGAAAAGAAAAAACAAAAAAGTACTATGGCAAGACAAAATCTTAGAAGTCTTGGTCAGGGTATTCAATAATAAAATAAAAAATTTCACCCCATAAAAGTGGAATTTTTACATAAATATTTTAGGCAGAGGTGGTGGGTATTCCACGCAGTCCTTTTGGAATGGTCGAAGTATATTTCATCAGACTGCTAAGGAACCACCACTTCTGACCAAGGTATAGATATATATGTTCCATATGTTAATCGGTATTGACTACTCTATAACCTGCCCCTGCATTTGTCTTTATGATGAACGTAGAGAATTTAAATTTGAAAATTGTTTTTTTTATTATCTAACAAACACTAAAAAATTTGCAGATAAAATTTTACCAAATATTACTGGTGAAAGTTTTCAAGAATATATTCAAGACGTTGACAGGTTTGATACGATATCTGATTGGGCTATGAATCTTTGCATAGGTTCATCTGAGGTTGCCATAGAGGGCTATTCATTTGGCTCCAAAGGCCGAGTATTCAACTTGGCGGAGAATATGGGTATCCTAAAGCACAAGCTCTATAAAGCCGCTATACCTCTCACAATCATAGAACCATCTAAAGCCAAGAAAATTGCAACAGGAAAAGGAAATGCAGATAAACAAGCAATGTTTGAAGCATTTACTGCTGAAACTGGTATAAATTTAATGCATAAATTTGGACAGGAAAAATTAACAAATCCTGTTACCGATATTGTTGACAGTTATTTTATTCTGAAATCTCTGATTCAATTAAAAGATTGTCAGAAAAATTAACCACTTTAAATTCATATAGTGGTTCTAATTCTGGACTTGGGTTCAGAGTAATTAATTTATATTCTTCGTTTTCTACAATCCAACAATTACCAGAAAAATTAAAAGATTCAACAATAGGAATTATTGAAATATCAGAAGTTTGGACTAAAACCCTAGAATCTTCTGTGTCAATCAAATGTCCAAGAAGTTCATTTTCATAAAGAAAATTATACACATTTGAATTTTCCATTACAATTTTTTGAACAGTATATTTCATATTATTGTTTAACCCAATCACCACTATTATTTCGTCTATAAATTTGACCATTCCCATCAATAAAGATATCGCCTGATTTTGCATCTTTTATTCCGCGAGGATGTTCTGGATTTGGATAAACCCACGTATTATCGCATCCTGATGGGCATTCTGCTATATATTTTTCGTATGCTTTCTGAGCTTTCCACCATTTTTCCATTCTTTTGGCAAAGTCAGCATCCGATTCATTCTCGTATGGGTGTTCACCTTTTGTTGGTTTTTTTGGTGCTTTAACTTTAGGTGATCTGCTTCTAACTGGAGGTGTTCGTGGGTTGTCTCCCATATTCAAATAAGCATCAGAATCACCAGCTTCTTCAGGTCTTTCAAGTCTAGTAGGTTCTAATCTTTCATTTAAAGATTGCTTAAGGAAATTTATTTTGTTTTGAAGCTGTTCGCACAGATTTTTATAGTAGTTTGTCAAATAATCCATGAAATTATTTATATTAAAAAAAAAATGAACTCCCCAAAAGAGGAGTTCAAACTTTATTTAAAAATTATAAAATTTTTATCTTACAAAACGTCCAGCATTAAAACTTCTACTTTGTTCTACTTGATCTCGTTTATGCATAGGAGTAGCTTTTTTAACTCGGTCCATTACTTCATTCCAAGCACCCCCACAAACTTTTGTTGGAGTCAATGTAGTATCAATTGCAATAGAATTGGACTGATCGCTCCAATTTTTGGTAATCTTTTTTTTCTTGCAGCTTGGACATGGTTCTTTTATTGGATTATCTCTTTCGGCTATTTTTAGAAATGTTTCAAAAGAATGATCACAACTTTCGCATTTAAATGAATAATTAGGCATTTTTATCTTTCTTAAAAGTAATTAGCATGTGATCAAAAAGAAATCCATATGAAGGTTCTTTTGCTTTATTTTTTATTGGCATCTTGGCCTCTTTGGGTGTCCTGTTGCCCTTTGCCAAATTACATTTTTTACATGCAGTTATCATATTTGTCCATGTTGATCCACCACCCTTGCATCTGGGGACAATATGGTCAATGGTTGCAGTTTTATCGCAAAGATCTAAACCACAGTATTGGCAAACATATTGGTCTCTATGAAATACATTTCTTCTGGAAGCCGGAACTTTTTTATACGGAAGTTTTACGTAATACTTTAAAATTAAAATTTTGGGAATCTTAATAATTTTAGAGACAGAGATAACTTCGTAGTATTCCCCCGTCGAGTCATCAGCCCACACCTTATCTTTTGTAAGCAATTTAAAAGCTTTTGAAATCGTAATGATATTCAGGGGCGTATTGTCTTGATTCAACAGGAGTACCTGTTTCTTCATACTTCTTAAGTATTTATGTAAATCTAAATATTTTACAGCCATGGATAACAACAATAATAAACAACTTTTTTGGCAAGTCAAGGATTTCTTGGGAAAAAAACAAGAACCAAAGGTAAATTCAAAACCTTCAAACCTTATTAATACGGTAAAAGATGTAATGGCATTTGGTGCAAATGCAAATCGCCCAAATATTCATGAAGCAAGAAATGGCATAGTGAACAGTTCACAGAACACAAAACATGCAGTTTCAAATGTTTTGAATTCACATGATCAAAAAATGCAAGCTGAAAAACCATCATGCAAAGCATATACTAATAATATCACTAGTAACTTGTTCAATCTAAACAAAAAATGAAACAAAAGAATCCCATTCTTTATAGTTTGCTTGAATACAGATATTTCATGCAAAATGAATTTGATTTATTATTTGAAGATAAAAAATGGTGGGAAAAAGCATGGGATGCAGTAAAGGATTATGCATCACAAGTTGGTGAAGGTGGTGCTGAAGTTATAGACATGGCCAAAGAGGCTGGCGAAGGTATTGCAGCAAATCCAACAGAATTTGCAAAAAATTATTTTAAAGATTTATTTACAGACCCAGAAACATTCCATTCTGGTGCAGCTTTGGCTAGCACTGTTCCCGGATATGGTGATGCGGCATCTTTATTGGATGCAGCTTTATATGCTGCACAAGGAGATGCTGATGGAGCCAAATTAGCATTACTAGCATCCATACCCTTTGTAGGTACTGTTGCAGATGCTAAGCGAGTTGAAGGTGCCTTAGCAAGATTAGAGAAAATTGGAATTACTAAAGTTGATGATGCTGCTCGTGCTACAAAAGAATTAGATGGTACAGAATCTGTTGTTGGTAAAATTAGTAGAGAAGAGTCCCCTGCATTGAGAGCAACGGGAACCGAAGGAGCTGCTGTGCCAGTTCCTGCACCCAAAACACCACAACCTGGACCAAGACCACCGCAGCCAGATGTAGAACCTCCCGCACCACTTCCATTTCCAAAAGAACCAGATGTTCCGGGTCCAAAACCAAACGTAGATCCTGGTGATCCTATTCCTATTCGTCCACCGGAGCCAGAACCTCCGGCACCACTTCCATTTCAACCACCACCAGTTCCGCGTACACCTCCAAAGTTACCAGATTTGGAACCACCTGCAACTCCACCAGTTACACCACCTGTAACTCCACCAGTTGCACCACCTGTAAATCCACCAAAATTACCATTTAGACCACCAGTGGCACCACCAGTTGCACCACCTGTAACTCCACCAGTTGCACCACCAGTTGCACCACCTGTAACTCCACCAGTTGCACCACCAGTTGCACCACCAGTTGCACCACCAGTTGCACCACCAGTTGCACCACCTGTAACTCCACCTGTAACTCCACCAGTTGCACCACCTGTAACTCCACCAGTTGCACCACCTGTAACTCCACCTGTAACTCCACCTGTAACTCCACCTGTAACTCCACCAGTTGCACCACCTCTACCTCTACCTGTACCTCAACCATCACCAGCACCATCATCTCCACCACCACCTCCTCCCCCCTCTTCCTCAAGTCCAAAAAGTGGAACATCATTAGAAAATGAAATTCCTAAATTCCCAGGAGCTGGATTGGCTGGAGATTTGACTGGCAAAGATATTGGGTTACAACTAGCTAGAATTTTAGGAAAATATTCTGGAACTTCCAGAATTAGATGATATAATATAAAACTGTGTTTATTCAAAAATCATTTATACATTTATCAAATAACATTCCTCCTGTATTATTAAAAGAAGTACAAAAAGATGGAAAACGTTTTTATTCTACCCCAGAAGGGGAATTTCCAAGTGTAACAACTGTTGTTGGTTTTCAAAAACAACAATTTTTTGCTGAATGGCGTAGAAAAAACCCAGATGAAAGCAAAAGAGTTACTGGCCGAGGAACAGAATTTCATAGTTTAATAGAAAAATATATTAAGAATGAGCCTTTAGATTTGGATTCAGAAAATTCAAATGTAAAGGCTTTGTTTCTTTTATTAAAACCTGAATTAGATAAAATCGATAATGTAACAGCATTAGAAACTCCATTATGGTCTAAAATCTTGGGTCTTGCTGGAAGAACAGATTGTATTGCTGAATACGACGGCAAGTTATCAATTATTGACTTTAAAGCCAGTACTAAAGAAAAAAGAAAACAAGACATTGAAAACTATTTTACACAAGCAACTGCATATGCCTTAATGTATCAAGAAAGAACAGGAATTGTTATAGATAACTTTGCAATAATGGTTGCATGTGAAGATGGTTTAAGACAAGTCTTTCAAGACAAACCAGTAAAATATGTTAAAAAATTAAAAGAGGCAATTGTAACTTATGGAAATAAAAATCTTAAAAACTCTTGAAGAACAAGTAAATAGAATAAATTCACCTCTCTGGACAAAGATGAATGATAACTCTAAATCAAAATTGTTTAGAGAAATGTTTATCAGAGACAATGGTGGTATGTTTGAAAAACATGGAAGATACTGGAAATGGATTAGTCCAACTAGAGTCAATAATGGATACTGGCTGAAAAAAGTAGATACTGGTGAAAAAGTATTTTTTGAAAATATGGCAAAATTTGGTGAACAACATGGCTTAAGTTCTGTAAAAATATGTGAGCTTTTAAATGGTAAAAGAAAAACATATAAAGGTTTTACAGCATCTGAATTAAGAGAAGTTGGTAAAGATACTGGACCAAGAATTAAAGAAAAGGCTCCACCACCACAAAAGGTTAAAATTTTTAATGGTGCAACTTTTCAAAATATGAATACGAAAGAAGTTTTTTATATTGAAAACATAGCAGAATATGCTCGTATCAATAATTTAAATAAATCAAATCTTTATAAAGTTTCAACAGGTAAAATTAAAAGTTATAAAGGGTTAAAACTTTTTAATCCCCTAGACCCTTAATATTATCATAAATAATTTAAATGAACTTCAAGGATCTTTTATTAAATTTAACTGAAGATAGCCGAACTAAGGCTGATTCTTTCCGCACGACTGGTGAAGCCATGAGTAAAGAAAGGGCAGTATCTGGTGCTGCAGACCAAAAAGCAAAGGATGCTGCAAGAAAACGTGCAGAACGTGCACGACAAGTCCCTAGAAGTCAAAAATCTAAAGAAGAACTTTTAAAAGAAATTATTACAGTCAAAACTCCATCTGGTAGTGTTCAATTAATTTTTAAAGATTCTTTTAGTAAATCAAAACACCAAAAAATTAATAGATCTGACAGCCTTTCATTTGAAGAAGCAAAAACAGTAACAAAAGATCCAAAGTTTGAACAAACTGGAGCATCTAAACTTTTGTTTGGTGATATTAAAAAGTCTGTTGATAAAGAAGCTTCAAACACTAGAAAAGAAAAAGAATCAGAATCTAAAAAAAGTCTTGAAAAAAATAAATCTGAAAAATCAACTAGTGGTAAAGATGAAGAGGCTGAAGAAAAAGATCAAGATCTAAAAACCGCCCAAGTACAACCACAAAAACAAGCAAGCAAGCTATCCAAAAAAGAAGTATTTGAACTTATGCAACAAATGAACGGTGAGCAATTGGCTCAAGTTCCTTTTGAAGTAAGACAACAATACTTCATGCAAACAAGAAATCCCACATCAAATAATGCATTTGACTCGTTAACCTTTGAAAAGCTGTCAACAATGTTTGGAATAAATACATTGACGGCAACCCCATACAATCAACAAGTCATTAATGCATTAGTATTCTTGGCAAAAGTAAAAGCAGGTGCAACCGAACAGGAATTAGAATCCTATTCTGCGCTTTCACCGTCAGCTTTTGATTTTACCAAAATTGCATTCGCTCAAGCTAAAAAAATTCTTTCCCAATTGGGTGAGCAATGCATACAGACTTTAGTTTCAAACGTAGAAACAGGATCAAATCCTGTTGCCTCTGAGGGTGGTGTGGATATGGAATGCGGAGATTATAAATTTAAAATCTCTGCTGGCGGTGAGTTCTTGCTCACAACTGATAAATTTGATCAAAAATCTAAAACATTCAGAGGACTACTTGCTGCTTCAATAGCGCAAGCAGTATCTGATCCAAATATACAAAAAGATAAAAAATTTCAAGAATTTTCAAAAAGTTTGCAGGGTGTTGGTTCACAATATGCAAATATGCTATTGACTAAAGATAAATTTGAAGAAATAAATAAAAATCCAGAATTGCTACAAATTCTAAAAAGCAGTCCAATGGTAGATTCTACTGGAAAAAACCTTGGAATGGTTGTTGATGAAAAGGGCAATTTAAATAAGTTTGCGTCTTTTGAAAATTATAAAGAAGCAATTGGTAAAAAAACTACGGGATTATTTAAAAATAATCTTAAAGATAAATCACAATTTGTAGATTCTTTTGTTCAAAATATTTTAAAGATGTATTATCGCGGAGATATGATCAAAGATCCAAAAACCGCACCAACTCATTTAATAACTCAAAATGGTATTTTTCCAATGAGTGATGACTTTTTTGCGGAGGTTGGTAAAACATCTGTAATTTCTGTAAAACCAACAAAACAATCAATAAGTACAGATAATATATCTAAAGATAAAAAATATTCTGATGTTTTGAACCGTTATTCAACTGTAGTAGAAGCAAAAGAGCAAAAGGTAACTTCTATTGAAGATTATTTTGTTCCCCGCTCAGCAATAAATCCAGTTGAATTGGCTTTAACCCAAGCATCACAAAACATGGATTTTGATATCAATGTAAGTTTGGTTCCAGGATTTTCTCCCAAAGATATGAACACGGTACAATACAATTATGTAAAGATTGGGAAAAAAGTTGTAAAGATTCCTGTCGAAAAAACAGAATTTATAGGTTTGGAATTTCAGGAAAACGTAGCGTTGTTGGCCAATGATATTTTGATTGAAGCTCTTACGAATAACTTTGTTTTATCTAAATTGATAGCTTCTAATTTAATTACTGATAACGAAGCCAACTCAATAACAAATCCAGATGTATTAAATGAAAGTGCAGACACAATTAAAGTTGTATACGCTAATTTGTTAGAAAGAGCTCAAGATAATCCAAAATTACTTTTATATGTTTTGAATGCATATAATTCAAATTTATATGAAAAGTATGTGAGGGATTATAAAATGGAATACCGCAATTACCACGGTAAACCAAAACAGAAAAAAGAACGAGCAGAAAGAACATCCGCGAGAGAAAAACTGATTCGTAAAGGCCGAGTCAAAAAAGGATCTGATATGGATGTAGACCATAAAAATCCTTTGAGAAATGGTGGTTCAAACAAGCTAAATAATTTACGCCTAAGACACAAATCAAAGAATAGATCTGATAATGGACACAAAAAAGGTGAAAAACAGGACAAGGATTGGAAATGAAGAATAATATTATTCAGCCTATTTTAGAAAAAGTTTTTGCTAAGTCAGGACTTGGCAAATGGTTTAATAAAGAAAGTGCTGGTGGTGGTCCTGGTTGGGATAGATATAACACAAAGGGCCAAAAAATAGGCAAGTGTGGTGATGCCGAAGAAGGTGAATCGTATTCGGCGTGTCTTAGTAAACAAAAAGCAAAATTATTGGGTAAAGAAAAGATTGGTTCTTTTGTAAGAAGAAAACGTTCAGCTCAAAAGAAAGCAGGACGTGGACAAAAAGGATCAGTCAAAGGAAAAGGTAAAAAACCTGTATTTGTTAAAACTGGTGTTACTGAAGTAAAAGAAAGTTTTGACATTTTTATTGTTGAAAATTCAAATAATGTTTTTGACATGAATTTTTCACCAATATCAGCGAAGGAACTTCTACCTTGTGATTTAATAATCAATGAAAGCGGTCAGCTATTTGATGTAGATTACATCATAGAAAATGAAAATGTAATTGTCGTAGGCATGAGTGATGAGAATGGACAGGAAATTGAAGAAAACTTTAATCCTGAAACCATAATGGGATTCATTGATAATATTGAAGAACAATCATTCAATGAGTTTGGCGAAAAGATTGAAATTCATGAAAATGAAAAAGCCAAAATCAAACTTAATAAGATCATGAAAGGCGATGTCAAAAAATACAAAGTCTATGTTAGAAATGATAAAGGGAATGTTGTCAAAGTAAATTTTGGCGACCCCAACATGGAAATTAAAAGAGATAATCCTGCTCGCCGTAAAAACTTTAGAGCTAGACACAACTGTGACAATCCAGGACCTCGTTGGAAAGCTCGTTATTGGGCATGCAAAACTTGGAGCGCAAAACCAGTCAGTGACATGTTAAAAGAAGAAGTTTTGTGTTTAGATGAAGAAAAGAAAAATAAAGCCAAAAATCCAAAGAAATGGTCTTCTTGCATAGCACAAGCTAAGAAAAAATTTGATGTTTATCCTTCGGCATACGCAAACGCTTGGGCCTCTAAATGCTATAAAAGCAAAGGTGGAAAGTGGAAGGCTGTATCCGAAAGCATTGCCGACAAAATCGTCAAAGATATCAACACAAAAGAATATAATCCAAACCTTTATGGTTTAATTCAAAAAAATCACTAAATATAATAGATCATGAAATTCAAAGAACTTTTAAAAATTACTGGACCCATCTACGAAAATTCTGGTGAACAAACCATGGGTGGTGGATTGTTTATTGGTGACCCATCAGCACCTAAACTTCCTAGTACTTTGACCGACAAAGGTACTTTCAACCTTAAGTTACCCAGATCACTAGATGCAATTAATGCACTATTGTATCAAATGGGTCAAAAAGACTATGTTGATCCAGATGCAATCTTAAATGTTGTAAAACAAAAACTTAATCACTTTGGATTTGATTTTGAAATGAAGAATGCATTACCAGATGGTGAAACAAGAATTAAATTGTACCAATATGGTAGCCCATACATTGGCGTATACGGTATGACCCCATACCAAAACGTTGATGAAGTTGGTTTTTCTCAAGACGGAATTACTGAAAAACTTGGTCACGGTCTAGACTTGGTTGTAAATATAGTAAAGCAACCAAATTATTTGCGTAAAGTAAAAATGGTGATTATTCCTGATAATGTTGAAAGTTCAGACTGTGGTTGTGTCCACTAATAAAAATAAATCAAAACTTAATACTTTACTAACAGAAGAAATTTTTAATCAATTCTGTCAAGAAAATTATTTTAATCCAGAATGCTCAGGTAAAAATGAGTTTTCTGATGATTTAAAACGTATCAAATACGTTAAAAGACTTATACAAAAAAT